GTTTGGAAATGTGCTTACCAAAGACGAACCATATATAAAGGAACACCAAGAGAGCACAGAGAGCACGAAACTGTTCGTATGTGTTTAGATATGAAAGATGTGAAGTTCTACGTGTTTGATACTCAAAAACCTCATTACCTATAATGACTTGGACACACTACATTTTCACTCATCTTATTCCCACTTGGTTTATGTCATTTGGGGATAATTTTCGTATGTGGTCAGACTTGATGACTGAAAACTATGAGAATTATGCTCTTCTGAAAGAGGATGACCCTTTTCAAGAATGTTATAATTGGTTCTGGACTTCTATCAATCTAGATGAAACTTATCCTAAAGAGTTTTTAGAATATCTAGGGCAAATGGTTGATGATATTGATACGGGTAAAGTAAAAACTTATTCACTTGAAGAAGTTATGGAAGAATTGAGGAACGACTGATGGGGTTATTTGATCATGTTCGGTCTTCTTATGACCTAGGACCACACTTTACTAATGTAGAGATGCAAACCAAAGGTCTTGCTTGTGCTATGGCAAGATATTGGATTGCTCCTGATGGTTGTTTGTATGAACTCACTTACAGAGAAACTCATACCTTTGAGATTATTGAAGAAGATGATGAACGATATGACCCTAAACTTTTATTTTTGAATTATGAATGGGTGCCCACGGGGAAAAGGGGTAAAGTAGAACCTTGTTGTATAACTGACTATATTGAGGTTTATCCAGCATTATGGGAGGGGGATTGGAATGAATGGCCCCGATGCATCATACATTTCAAAAACGGCAAAATTCAAGATTTTGAGCATGTGACAGGACGATAAATAATGATGCCTGAGTTGGTGGTTCTTTTCAGGTTAGGTTAAAGCACCTTTGGGTGCTTTTCCTGTATAAATAGTCTTAACCACCAACTTAAGAGCAGAAATGAAAGGAGTAATTTATTGCTACCATTGTATTCCTACAGGGAAGAAATACATTGGACAAACTTTATTTGAAACAAAAAGAAAAGCATATCATTTATGCAAATCAAAAGATGGAAACACCAAATTTTATCGTGCGGTAAGAAAATATGGGTGGGATAATTTTATCTATGGGATAATAGATGAATTTAATAAACAAATCCTAGATGAAATGGAAATATTTTATATAAAAAATTATAATAGTTTTAGAAATGGATATAATTCAACTTTAGGTGGAGATGGAACTAATTCTAGAGTTTTAACTGAAGAAGAAAAAGAAAAGTCAAAGAATAGGATGATACATACCAATCCTATGAAAGATGAAAATACAAGGAAAAAAGTTAGTGAAAAATTAAAAGGAAGAAAAATACCAAAAGATGTGATTGATAAAAGAATTCAAACAAGGAGAAATAATCCTAACGGATGGAACTCTCAAAATATGAGAGAAAAACTATCAATAACTATGAAAACCAAAACAGGAAGTAAAAACTCAAGATATGGTAAAAAACATACAGAAGAAACTAAAAAAATTATGAGTGAAAGGCAACTTGGAAATACCAACGTAAGAGGAAAAAAATGGTGGAATAATGGACAAGTCAATAAAATGAGTGTAGAATGTCCTGGAGAACAGTGGGTTCCTGGAAGATGTCCGAAAAAGTAAACGATTTATTTCCATATGAATCTTTTAGTGTGAGATTGGAACAAAAAGATGAAAAGAAAATCTGTTGGTTTAAGGACGACTATGACTTGCAAAAACACCTAGAAAGGTCTAAACTGGATAAGAGAACTGTTAAAATTGATTATCGCGATGGAAAACCCAATGACACCAGTAAGGAACGTAAGAGAAGTGTGGAACAAAAACCTAAACCAAAAAGTAAAAGAAGTTCTAGTACAAGTAGAGGACGAAAACCCAGCGTGGATTCCACTCCAAACACTGCTCGCACTACAAAACGCAAAAAATGATCACAGTCAAACAAATCAATGAAACCGAATTTTCCATCTCCTGGGATGCAACTTCTCCTACGGAAAGTATTCTCAACAACTGGACCGCAGATGACTTCATCAAAGTCATTATGGAATATGTTCAGGATGTGAATAACAATGAATGACAAAACTAAACTTATTCTTGCTCTAGTACAAATTGATAATCTCACAAAACTATTGGAGGGTAATGAATATCAAAAGTTTTTATACTCACACCTCATCAGCACACAAGTAGAATTACAACGCCAATTAAGTAATTATGGATAAGAAATTTTATGATGAAAATGCTTTTTATGTGGAAGAAAAACGCTGGGGCACCTGGCAATCACATTATCCCGATGGTAAAGGTATTACCACATCACTAACAGAAGAAGAGTGTGTCCGTAGCGCAAGATTTTATTTGAAGTTGAAGCAGGACGGAACACTTGACAAACCAGCAGAAAAAACTTATTCTACAAAAGATAACTACAAACTCTAAAAATTATGACAACACGAACTTTTACAACAAAATCAGGTACAACTTTTGAATGGGATGAGACTGCTGAAACAGTGAAAGCAGTTCAGGAACTCTCAAAGTTTGCTGGTAATTATCCTGGTCCTCTCTATGCTCCTCATCCAAATCTAAAGGATAAAAATGATTAACTTTCGTAAGCATATGGGATATTATGACCCAAAGTATCCAGCATTGGACCCAACAACACCATACTATGAATTTAATAGTTATGTTGAATGTTGTAATAGTTTAGGTGTTCCTATTCGTCTTCAGTCTTTTATGCTCTATCAGCAGTATCTAAGAGAAATTGGTTTGGTATGATTGGAAAGTTCATAAAATGGTTTATCCGTCCTTCTTCAAAACCTATTGTGGAGGATGTGGATGTTTATTCCAAACTATTTGAACTCGAAGAAAAATACAAGTCTCTTCTTTTAGACGTAAAAAGACTTGAAGAAGAAAATATTGAGACTAGCAACGTACTTTATGAACTTGGAAACAGCATTGATGCAGTTGATGCTCGTATAGATATTCTTACCTTAAGAAAATGGAGCGATGACAATGTATAATGAACTTGATACATTTGAGCGTGCTCTTGCTCACTTTGGAACACGAGTAGAAATTATTGTAGCGTTAGAACTTGGAGGTAAACTTGATTCCGAAACTGCTTACCAAAATATCAAAATGGAACTCAAAGAACTCAAAAAAGTTCGTAAACAATACAACAAGGAAATGCAGTAAATGTGAAGAAGTGAATTCACTTGACAAATAACACTATCAGCGCGTAAAATCCTTTAAAGAAGGTTTCAGTTTTTATTGTAACTCTTGCAACTCTCCAAAACCCAGAAAAGAAAATGACTGATTTTGATTATCGCCAATATTCGCTAGAACAATTATCTAATTGGGTTCACGATGCGATGTCTTCTGGTGAAGCAACACCGCAGGAAATTTATGATACTATTCGTAAGGTAGTAGAAGAAAACTACTATACTTATAAACAACAAACTTCTCAAGCATATGAACTTCTTGCCCTTCTAAATGGTAATGGTGATTGGAAAATTGAAGATGTGTTAAAAGAAAAAGAATATTATCAAGGTTGGGGCAATTATTACCCATCAAATCTAGTTTGCGATAAAGATGACCCATCACCAGAATGTCAAAAATCCTGGAATGATTTCTGGGAGGAAAACTATTACCCAGAAGAAGAGAAACAAGATGATGGAATGAGACCGTGGGGGCATAGCGATTTAGAATATATGATCGCAAATCCTACTTTGACTGAAGACCGTATTAGTAATTTTCCAGGAGAACAACATACTGAAGAAGAACTGAATGCAATGTGCGATAAAGAAACGACGGAAGAAGATAAGGAAAAGTGTCGTGAATATAACCTGCGTGAAGCAGAGTATTACAATAAAAGGGTAGAAATTGACGCAAAAAAGAATAAAGTAAATAGGTGGGTTCTTCCCGTTGAAGTTGATGGACTTACTGGAGAGTGTTATTTTAATCTACCTGACGATCTGTTAGAAGCAGCAAACCTTAAAGAAGGAGATACTCTAGAATATATTCCTAGGAACGATGGTAGTTTTGAATTGAGAAAATCTTTGAGAATGGGGGAGTGTTGACTGTATATCCCCTTGGTTCGTAATAATAATTTACAACAATCTAAAGAAACTATTAAGAAAACTAATGTCTCCCTTAAATAGTGTTAGAATTTGAACACAAACGCGGAGAAACCAAGAAATGACACTTCCATCAAAAACAAAAACAGAACTCAGTGATGAGGAGTATCAAGAACTTGATGCTCTTCGTAAAGCAATAAACGATAATCCAGCATCAGTTCATCCCCAAAAACAAGAAAGATTTACTGAGTTGTTTGTAAGGTCTCTTTCTTATGTTGGAAGTCATAACTAAATACTAATACCTTTTAAATGAACAAAACTTTCTTGAAATGGTGCGGAAATAAAACACGGGTCCTGCCTCATCTTATCCCCCATATTGGTTATCCAAAGCGTTATTGCGAACCCTTTGGTGGTAGTCTTGCTGTTGCTCTAAACACATCGGCAGAGCAATACATTCTCAACGATGTGAATAAAGATTTGGTTGCAATCTATCAAAATCTGGTGAATCCAAATGATGATAGTTTCATTCAATATTGTGAAGAACTATTCACTCCAGAGAATAACACAAAGGAAGCATATCTTGACTTGAGACAGCATTTCAATCAGGTAATAGATGCAACAGAGCGAGCACGATTGTTCATCTATTTGAATCGTCATTGCTTTAATGGATTATCGAGATATAACAGTAAGGGTGGATTTAATGTTCCTTTTGGTAAGTACGGCAAACCAACTTGCCCATCAGAAGAAATGATGAACTTCAGGATGTATTTCTTATCTAAACAACTGGTAAGATTTACATCACTTTCTTTTGAGGATTCATCTTTGTATGAAGATTTGGAATCGGGTGATGTTGTTTATCTTGACCCACCATATGTTCCCGCATCAGATACTGCAAACTTTACGAATTATGCAACTGAAGGATTTACTTCAGACCAGCAGATTCAATTAGTACAACTTGCAGAATCTTTAGCAGCAAAAGGTATTAAAGTGATTGTGTCTAATCACGATGTACCTATCACAAGAGAACTTTACAAAAATGCTACAATCTACCCAATTCAAGTGACTAGAACGATTGCCGCTAAAGGTGGTAGCAGGAAGAAAGCAAGCGAACTAATTGCCGTCTATTAAAGTTACTCACCTTCAAAGTGTTCTAGCAATGTAAGCACCAAACAAAATGGGAACCCGTTGAGTATTTCCACTGCTATTCTAATTTACGCTGGAATAGTATCATTAGTAAGTGGTATTATGACTTACTATTTCAAGGTTATGCGTCCAAAAGATGAGGAACTTTTTAATGACTGATCGAGAACTTGAGCAAGCATCCCAAGAGTTTTGGCAAGAGGTTTCGCGTCTTGCGGAAAAATACGAAGTACCAGCGGACTATATCCTCCAAGAGTTTTATATTGACGACAAATGGTGACTTTTACTCTTGGTATTGCGCTTGGCATCCTTTTAACTGTAGGTACTTCACTTATAGTTGCCAGTGATATTGACAAAAACGACGATCAATTCTAAACTTTAGAGGTATTTTAAGAGCACAAATGGCACAAAAGTTTCTATATCTGGTTGATTTCTGGGTGCCCTTCCCAACCAGTGAGTATTCTGGTCTTCTTGCAGTGGTTGGTGAAGATGATAACGAAATCCACGATATTCTATTGAACTGGAGAGACGAGTATCTAGAAAAATATGATTCTTTGATTATGCAAGAAATTGTTAATGCAAGGACTTATGCTCTTGCTGAAGACGTAGAAAGTGGAGTGGTTGAAGCATTTACAACTTGATTATGACTCATCATGTCGCTCACACCAATAAAATGGTGTTTGATTTGAAAAATCAGTATCAGGAACGCATCGAACAACTGCAAAATAAAATTGCAGAACAAGAACGCGAAATCTCACAACTGCAAAAGCAAATTGAGTATATGTCAAAAGACAAGTTCTATGA